TGTCTTACTGATTTTATACCCCTTCCAGAATCAGGATCTATACCTGCTATACCAAACATTACTCCCGAATATGTAGTTCTAGTTTTAAGTAAAAAAGCATCTTTTCTAAATCTAATACCTAAATGCTGCGTAGCAGTATTAGCTAATGAACTTATTAATGTTAATGCTCCATTACCTGCCCTTGCCCCTACAAAAGGATCCGCTTCTGTAATTGGTGCTGAAGCTTGAAGGCCTGCCTGTTTAACTATAAATAATAATCCTCTAGGAGAAGCCATCCATTTTCCAATACGTATCGTATCAAATATAGCTCGCTCTGTAGAACCAACTATACCACCTCTTATTAATCCGTCATCAAAATTATTTTTAAAGCCCCAACTTTGAGGCTCTCGAGCTAACTCGCCATCTTTTTCTCGTTGAATACCTCTTAAAATTAACGGTTGATTAAATGCTGGACCAAATGAAAATGGATTCCAAGATGCTGTTTGTAAATTAAATTTAGTATATTCAATATCTAATGGCGAAGGAGATCTTCTGGTCTCTGCGTAAGTTTTTAATGAATTACTGATATTAGTTAAAAAGCTATTTTTATTTGTATATGGATTTTTATCGGTGTTATATACTCTTTCAAATTTAGTACCTGCTAATACGCCATCAAATATTCTTGATGGCCCAATATCAGAATAAAATCTATTTCTATCTAATAAAAATCCTAACTTTACTGTCTTCGGATAAGTATAAGTTTTTGCTTCTATATCAATTCCTAAGTATTGAGTCGTTTGCTGTTTTAATGTAAATCCAGTTGCTCCTGATTTAAAATCATTAAAGCCGTTAACTATAGGAGGAAATTGATTTAAATATAATAAATGAACTCCGTTTTGTTTTGGTAACTTAAATGCCTTATTAGTTATAACCGATTTAGGATAATAAATACTATTTTTATTATCTATTAACGTTTGAATATACTCGCTAGTTTTAGATAATGCTCTTGGAAATTGACTTATATACTCACTAATTTTAGGTAATACCTTAGGAGATTGATAAATATATTCACTTATTTTTGGCAAAGGTCTAGGAGATTGATAAATATATTCACTAATCTTTGGTAATGCTTTTGGAGATTGATCTATATACTCGCTAATCTTTGGTAATGCTTTAGGAAATACTTGCTTATACTCACTTACTTTATTTTTTAAGATTGTAAGTATTGCTTTGAAAGTAGAAATATGTTGAATACCAATAGGAGTAATTTTAACAAAATTAGATTCTTTAGGGATACTAATAGGTCTTTGTTCTTTATATTCAGATACCTTTACTATATTACCGGGAGTAAACTTCTTAAATAAAGATGTTTTATTTAAAATATCCTTTCCAAATAATGTAGATATAGCAGGTATTCCTCTCCCTCTATTAGTGTTAATAGAGAATAGTTTATAATCTATTTTTTTAGCCCCTAATACTTGAATAGACGTAGAATTATCTACTTTATTTATCTTTATATCAGGAGTATTTTTAAGTGTATTAGACGTGCTATAAACAGTTTTAATATTCGGAGTTTCTTTTAATTTTTGTTTCTCTTGTTCTTTAACTGTAGTCGGCTTTCTAAAGTTCGATAAGTTTGATTTTAAATCTAGTATTGACATTTTTATTATTAGGTTACCACTTCAGCTTGAAGATTTCTATTCATTGATCCTTGATTATAAATTTTATTAGTAGCATCCGTACCTACATATACTTTAGTTGGTTGATCTACCTTTGCAATTAATTGTCGTAATAGATCATTAGTTTCTTTATTATTTGATACTACGGTATTTGTATTAGGTTGTATAGGTGGTTTGTCTGCATTAGGAGAAACAAAAACTCCATCACCTGTCGCAGTCTTTGCCATACCGCCATAGTTATCCGTAATAATAAATGGCCCTTTTGATGCTGGTGCTTGACCATCAGACACGTTTTGCATAAATCCATTAGCTACGCCCATTATTGCGCCTATAGCCCCAGCAATTGCTATTGCACCAAGTCCGAAGGTTAATGCGCTCGCCATTGTTACGGAACTAACAGCAGCAACGGCAAGTGCTATACCTAATATTGAAATACCAACACCCAATCCCATTATTATTGGCCCTAGCATTTGAAAAAACCCAGCCATACTTTCTACAGCCGCAGTCATTCTTTCTTGAACGCTTAAAGCTTTTTGATCCGCAATATATTTTTTAGCGTCGGCATCGCCTGCTTTTGCTTTTAATGATATCTGGGTTTCTGCAGCATCTATTTGTGCTTGATCTGTTGCATTAATATCTGCCCCAACTGCAGCATACATTTTTTGCTTTAATAACATATCTGCAAACTCATCTTTTTGCATTCCCATTGCTGCAGCAGTTGCTTGTTGTTCTACGCGATTCATTTTTCCAAATGACGCATAATCGATTCCTTGTTTTGTTAGTTCTCTTGCTACGCCAACTAAATCATTATTTAAAGCGAATAATCTTGCTCTATCTAAATTAATATTTTTACCTGTTACTAACTGAGCAGTAACTTGAGCTTCTATAGATGATTCGATATTTAATAAATTGTCAGCAGCACCATCCATTTGTTGCAATGTCGTACCCATTAATTTAGCTTGAATAACTGCCTTAGCCATTGCTGCTGCACTACCGCCTAAAGTTGCTTTAATAGATGCTGATAAATTTGCGACTTCCGCCATAATTTTATTAACATTCATACCAAATTTAGATACTTTACCTACTGCTTGAGCTATTGCTACAGTCGATGTTAATTGTTCATCGTAACTTTGACCCGTAGCATCTGCTAATACATTAAGAGATTCAGCTTCTTGGGCTTGAAGACCAAATCCTTTAGTTAATGTTATTTGACTATTCATTAACTTTGTATTAGAATTTGCCATATGACCATATGTATCTTGAAGTTCGCTAGAAGCTTTTAAGATTTCTTCTTGTGTAGTAGCCATTGAATTAGTATCTCGCAACATACTTAAACTAGTATCCCTAAAGTCGATAGCTTCTGAATTAGTTAATCCTAATGTTCTTCTAATATCCTTTCTAATTTCAGATTCTTTTGTAGTTAATTCAAATCCTTTTTTTGCAATAGCAATACCTGCAGCAACTGTAGCTGCACCTGTACCAGCATTTGACATCATCTTACTAGACTCTGCAGCTGATCCTGGATTAAATAATTTGTTTGCAATTTTTTTAGATAATGCAGTTCCTTTAGGTGACTTTAAAAAAGTATTAAATCCTTTTGATAATGCTCCGCCTATTAATGGTATCTGTGATATTCGGGTAGTAATATCTGATAAAAATTCTTTTGCAGATTTTTCAGATTCATTCTGCAATTTAATGGCTTTTTGCATTGAGTCAATAACATCTTTATATTCATTTACTAAATCTCTTGTATTAGCTGTACCGGTTTTAATTCCTTCTGAAATTTTAGTTTGAAGTATGTTAGATTTACTTAATAGATCATTTTCTTCGTTAGTTTTATCAGTTTTATCTGCTAATGATTTAATTTGATCTTGTAACTTTCTTGATATAGAATCTAAAGAATCTTCTTCCCGTTGTCTTAATTTAGCAATTTGCTCTAATATTGTTAGCTCATCTTTTAAAAGCTTTTGGTATTGTCTTTCAGCCGCATCTCGCTGTCTTTGTGTTTTATTGACGAGGTCATTTCTAGCAGCATCTTGTTTTAATTGCTGCTCATAAATATCCGCTAATTTATCTCTTTTTATGTCTTCGGGTGTTCTACTTGCCATAACTTAATTATTTAAAGTTTTTATTAGTAGAAGATGGTTTAGTATATTTAGTGCCTTTATTTTTCTCTTGATATACTTTCATAGTCTTACTAGCATTTTTAGCGGCATTTTTAGCCTTGTATGTAGCTTCGATAAATTCTTTTTTCTTGAAGAATTCTTGTTGACGCTTTGCAAATGATCTAGGAAATAATGCAATTAATGTATGGGCTAATATTGATGTTAACATATCTTTATACTCTTTTATATTATTAATTATCGTTATACAGTAAAAAAGCCCTTTTTGCTTAGGGCTTCTTTTTCATAAAATTGGGTTTAGATATCTTAGGTACTTTATTATTAGTACCTTCGGTTTGCTTTTTCATTTCTTCATTCTCTCTAGTATTAAAATCATTAATCTGCTTAATGTAAAATCTTCGGAGCCATACTGGAAAGGAATACACGCTCTCCCACGTAAATCCTCCTTTCCCATGAAATACTAAATTAAATATTTCTGTATGCAGAATGGGCCTATAGTTAGGCCCCAGGCCAAAAGAAATCTACTCCCACAGGTAAATTTAATTTACCTTCATATAAACATTCTTGGCAAGTAAAGTCCATATTAAAATCTATTCCGGGTGAGATTGTTTTAATATGCTCTCTTAATGCTCTTGAATCTTGAGCAAATAATTCATTATCAACAAAATGTATAATTGACACTTTACTAGTATCGCCATCTATTGAAGTAATGATAGATTTTAATCTTGTCGTTAAATCTTTGCTGATACCTGATTTATTTGACTTTTTAAGATTTTCTAGATCTAGCTGAATTTTCTTTTCATCACCATGGGTAAGTAACTTAAACGTAACTTCTCTGTTTGTTGTTGGAAGTATAAATTTAAATTCATTAGGGGCAATCATTTCAACTTTATCAATATCAAATTCCTTTTCATTTAATTGAGTTAAATCAAAAGATACTTTAGATTCTTTAGTACATTCTGGACAAGTACATGTTGCTTCATATAACTTACCATATCCTAATATTCTTGATGCAACCATTATAGCATCTTTATCAGCTCCGATTAAATCATTATATTTAATGGGCGTTACGATTAATGCTTGAAACAATTTATCTAATACAATTCCTTGTTTAATTAATGATGGAGTCGTAAGAATATCTTCTTCTGACGCTGTCATGTATTTTAGTTCAATTGTTCCACTTCTTAATGGCGAATCTTCAGAATATAATAATCCTTTGGATGGCAAAGATATTATTTCTGTAGGAAAATTATGCTTTTTAATCTCATTCTGATTGTAGTTCTGAATAAGACTGTTTTTTAATTCCTGGATTGATGTTTTATCCAATGGATAGTTTTCGTTTACTATTTGTGTCATAACGGGTTAATTGGTATTATTTATTATAATTATCTCGATCATGAAAAAGGCCCGCATTTTATTGCAAGCCAATTTCGGGGTAACCTCGGGAAAAGGTAATATTGTTATATTATTAACGAATGCTATTTACACTATTTACCCACATACGATATAAAAGAAAAAAATCTAATCTCGATATATCTGGGTTTTCTTTTAAAAATTCAGACTTTCCTTTTTTTACTGCGTCTTTAAGTTCATCCCACTCTTCGTCGCTGCAATATTGCACATTAGTAATTCCTGTTTCTCTTGCTATACTATACATATAACTGCTAAACGCTTGCTCATCTTCGTCTTCATTCTCTTTCAATAATTTCTTATATTGAGATTCGTTTATGATTCCAGCTTGTTTTTGAAATCTTAGCTTTTCGTTTAATGTTAAATTCATATTAATTGTTTATTATAATTGATTATTAGGTTGAACTAATCCTGCTTTAAATAACATTTGCATTACATCTTGACCGTTATTAAAAAATCCATCTAAATACTCAGCATTGAATGATTCTCCTGGAATAAATCCTTGTTCGCACCAATCAGACATACCTAAAAAGAATTCTTTACCTTTTGGAGTAAATATTACATCATTTAAAGTTATTTCTTCTTTAACAGGCTCTTTTTTAGTAGCTTGGAATTCATCCATTACTTCTTGAATAGTTGGTAAAGGCTTACCTGCTTTACGTTCCCATGCATATCCTTCTTTAAGAAGAGATTTTAATTTTATAGTCTTTGACATTTTATTGGTTATTTTAAAAATCTTAGTTTATATAATGTCGAAGCAATTAATTTAACGACATTATCAATTTCGTTTTGTAAATAAGAATCATTTTTAACTGATACCCTTAATTCATCTACTGTATTCATTAATGCTTTAAAATATTTTACTATCTGAGCATTATTTTCATAATCATTCAAAGCATAATTTTCATATCCTTTTAAGATATCATATTTTCCTTGAAATGATTCAATTAAGCCGTCTGTTAAGCCAACAATTTCATCATAATACGTATTCAAAGCGCTATGCTCTGAAAATGAATTAGTTTGAAGATGAAAAACATGTACTTGTGTAGCTGAATGTAATAGGTAAGATACTAGCTTTAAATATTCTTTATTCATAATTTATTTTACTTAACGCAAATATATATGGAATATTTTAAAGTTCCTAATATTTTTGCTATTTTTTTTATTTTTACCGAAAACTAGTAGTTCAATATAGCGTAATCATATGCTATAGTAACTGTAATAGTAACTGCTTCTCCGTCATTTGCCCAATCCATTTCATTGAAATTAACATCTGAACACCAAGCACCTTTTAATACCCACTCTTCTACTTTATCACCTACAGGTCCTAAAGAATTGAAAGTAATGTCTTTTTTGTAAAAATCAGAATAACCATCTCTACCTGTTACAGACTCATGTCCCAAACGAATCCATTCCATAATAGCTTGAGCTCCTGAAGGTACGATTGGATCATATAATGTAATAGAGATGTCTTGCCAACGTGATTTACCTTTTACTTTTCTATCTACGTTGATATGATCTAATACAGTTATAGTTGATGTTAAATTAGGTCTTGCAGCAGCTTTAATAATGAAAGAAGGAATTCCTTCAATATACATAAAGAACCTGTTAGTTTGTTTTGGTTCCCATGATTGGAACATTATTTCCGATGGGTCTAATATTTCTGGCATATTTTTATATGTTTATATTTGTTATTTAATATAATTATTATCGGTCTCCAAAAACCAATACATTTTTATTTTGCATGAAGAAATGTATCTAATAATGTAGCTATTTGTACGGTATGTAGTTTTAAATCATTATATAATTCGTCTGATAATGATTTTTTACGTTTAGTGTATTCTATTCCAATAATACCAATCATTTTACCGTCAATGCTTTTTAATGCAAATATATATGATGATTTGCAATCTGTTTCTTCAGCCATATAACGTAATCCAAATGTAGCAGTTTCTTCGTCTTTATAATCTACTATAATAATTTTATCGTTATCTAATAATTGATTAATAGATCTGCTGAAAAGATTTATTGGTATATTCTGAAAGTTATGTCTTATTGAATAAGTGTCTTTACTAACAGCCTCATATATCATAGAAAACTTTTGAATTGATTTACCTGTAGGATAAAAATGACCTCCATTATGGAATTGCGAAATCCAAACCCTATCACAAACAACTTCTTCCATAATAGTATCCATTAATTTACAAATGACTTCGCTATGGACTGCGGCTTCTTTTAACGGGTCTTTAGTTCTTTTCTTATAAGTAATATATCTGCTTATCAGCAATACCGCTACGGGGCTTAATACCCCGGTTAAGAATGCCGTAATTGAGCTAGATATGAATTCGTGTACAATTTCCATGGATTGATATAATCGTATGTTAAAGTTAAGGTTTTGGGTCTAAATTACTTACTTTGAAAGGTTGGATGATATGGTTTAATAGTTGCTCCCTTAAATCCTGCTTTATCTTTATAAGCAGCTTTCATTTTTAATCCTACTGTATGAGCTCCTTCGCCATTAAGCTTAATGACTGCAAAGTCTTTATCTTCTTCCTTTTTTAAAGGCATGATATCTACTTTCAATGAAGGATACTTAGCTTGATCTAATTTAAGTAATGATTCGATTGACTTTAATGCTTCTTCTCTTGTTCCTACTGGAAATTTTACTTTAAAATATCCTTTTTCTGATATTCCTAAATCTTTAGCTTTAGTCGGCGCTGCTTCTTGCATTTTCTTTTCTGCTTCACGGCGCTTCATATAATCTGTCTTACCTGTAGATGCTGGCATCTTACTTTGTTTTTTAGGTGCATCTTTTTTATTAGTAGCATAATCATCTTGAGCTTGTCTACGTTTCATATAATCTGTAGTTGCTTCTTTCATAGGAATTTTTGTTAAATCACTAAGAGCAATTCCTGTTTTTCTGCCAGTATTTGTATCTTGTAAAGTAGCCTTCGTTCCTGTAATATCTATTACTTTAAATTCTTTAGTATAATCTTCATCTGTCGAAGCATACTTTTTAGAAACTATATCTCCTATTTTAATTGTAGTATATGTTTCATTTACAGTTTCTTTTCGTATACCACCTTTAAGTATAGTCATTATAGCTAAGAAAGCATCATCAACACTGTAGTCATAATATTTAGCTATATTTTTAACAAACTGCTCTACTTTTTTTCTTAGTTCAGGATTAATGTTTCCGCCAGACACGAACATATCTCCCGCCTCATTTACTTTATTAGTAGAACGCTCTGATAATACTTCTTTAATGATTTCTCCAATCATTTTAGTTAGTTCTGATTTTTTCATAGTATTTTTTTTGCCTTCGTTAGCATTTAAATGTAATGCAGCTAAGTATTTATTTAATGCTTCTTTAGTACCTTTAGTATGTCCAACGACTTTACCGGTATCTTTTTTAGTAACGACATATTTGTCGCCTTGTTTATGATATGAATATGGCATATTGATTTATGTTTCTTTTATATAATTATTACCAGGCGCGACAACTCCAATAATTTGCCTTCCAGCGAGGCCCTGGATTTTCGCAATGATGACGTGCTCTATATGATTTTCTGCGAGCTGGTATACTTTTCTTAATTCTCATGTTAGGATCGCCAAAGTTAACTTTAACAACATTGCCTGCAGCATTCTTAACATATACTGATCTTTTCTTAGGACCGTCTGGAGTATAGAATGGTTTTCCTAATGTTACTGTCTTTCCGTGATATTCAGCTTCTCCTATTATTGGATTAGCTTTAAGTTCTTGAAGAAATTTAATAGCGCAAGAGTTACACATAGTTTGTTCGCTCTCTACCTCTTCTAAACATTCTTTAATTAATTGAGTAAGTAGTGTACGGTTCATATTTTCAAATTATACGCCTTTATTATAAATATCACGACCATAAAAAAACAGCCCTATATTTTTTAGATATAGGACTGCTTTTAAGTTAAATTAATTATGCTATTTATTGGAATTCAGCTCCGGTAGGGGTTAAATTAAAATTAATAACAATAAATTCAGCGGTTTTTGCAGGTTGTAAATAAATGTCACCTACTAATAAATTTCTGTCTATTTGAGCAGGAGTATTATTAGTTTCATCCATTACTACTCTAAATGCATATAAACCTTGTCTTTGCTGTATTGATTCCAAATAAGGATTAACGATACTTAAGAATCTATTTCTTGTAGCAGCAGTATTTTGTTCAAACACTAAATATCTAGAAGTAGATGCAATATATTTCTTAACCGTAATTAATAATCTTCTTACATTTATTCTATCTAATGCGCTAGGTTTTTGTTGTAAAGTCTTTTGACCCCAAGCACAAATACCTTGACCAGGAAACGAAGCAATTGGATTAACTTGATTTTCATATAATGTATCACGCTCTGAATGATTTAATTTAGTTTGAATATTGATAGCATCTGTAATACCACCTCTATTTAAACCTGCTGGTGCATACCATTCTGCAGCTACTGAATCATTATAAGCTAATACGCCAGGCATTAATACGCTTGGCGGAACCCAAATTGGTTTATTAATTGAAGCATCTAATACTTGCATCCAAGGATAATATGTTGCAGCATAATTACTATCCATATCAGTTGTTTGATTTACTGCTGTTGCAATAGAATCTCCATATGTAGTAACATCTACAATAGTAAATGTATCTTGACGATTTTCTGCTGTCGATATCATATAATCTGCAACGTAAGGGCATAATCTTCTGATTACTCCAGGTGCTAATAACATATTGATATCATACTCATCTTGATTTGATAAAATATCGAATGCATCTGTATACTTAATACTTCCATTACTTGTAGCGGTTGATAAATCAAATCCAAATACATTTGCAGCAGTAATATCAGCGCCAGCTAATTTTCTTCTAGCAGGACTCATACCATCTGAACCACCTTGCATTGGAACTGTAAACTGAACGTTATTAGCTGTTGGGCCAGTAACACCAGTGATATCAACTCTTGCAGCTAATGAACCTGTATATGTTAAACCTGAATTAATAGGCATATAATAATCATCTACTAAGAAATCTGCATTTATTGAATCAACTGTTGGCCCTGTTGCAGAAATTAAGGTAGGTATTGTTTGTAAATAATTTTCATTATCTGGAGCTCCAAAATTCCATCCTAAGAATGTAGAATTTGCATATGATAAATTACTACCATTTTGTGAGGTTGAATATATTGCTGAAGGCATATTAGCATTATCAAATCCTATATAAGTTTGTTTTAATTTTCTAAATCCCCTAGGAGATAATGTTACTGCTACTGCTTTAGCATCTACTGCAGGATCCATTTCAACTCTTACATATTTAGAAATATTGACGTAATTATTATATTCAATAATTTTATTAGTAGTGGTATCAAATACTTTATATTTATCTCCAATTACTCTTGCAATATATTGAGGGCTATCTGGATTTAAATTAACGCCTCTATATTGTTCTAATATACTAGCTCTGTTATCTGAATCGCCATAGCTTCTAACTAATACATCAAATGTAGAATAGCTACCAGAAGAATATTCTCTTAAATTAGTAATACTAATTTTAACGTCTTTATTAGTATCAGTACCATCAGATAAATGATGAAACTTAAATAAATTTTGTGTAGTAACTGCAGTACCAATACCTGCTATCTGACCTGAAGTAATAAAAGGAGTTGCTGCATGATTATAATCTGGGAAATAACTGCTAGTAGCTGACGTTAACATTGTAACGGTAGGATATACAGTTGATACTGGAGTTCCTGTTATAACTGTTCTAATTATTGGATATTGAATTGTACTTGCTGTACCCGTACCTGCTAAATAACCTCCTACCAATGTTAATTGAGGAGAAGCTAATTGATTAATTGCTTTTCCAGTTCCAAATGTTACAAAATTAGATCCGGTAACATGATTTAATTTACTAAAATAAAATGCGCCATCTGTAACAAAAGAAGGGAAAATATTAACCTTCGATAAATTACTAGATGATATTAACGATTGAAGACTAAAATTAGGTAATGCTAATAATGATGATGTAGGAACGGTAATTGTAAATAATCTATTCGGTACATTAGCATTTGTTAAAGCACTTGCTACTATTGCCGATTCTGCTAAAGTTAATAAAGTATATCCTGGAATGCTTTGTATTGTACTTCCGTAAATACCATTACTTTGACTAATAGTACAAGCTTGACTAACACTTGCTACTGTTGTACCATATGATTGAGATACTGTAGTACTGCCTGAAGTTATAGTAATCGACCCAACTGAGGCTGCTAATGTTTGAGAATAGTTTTGAAATAACACATACGGATAAGCCGAACCTACGCCATAACTAGTACTGCTTACTTTAGTGGCTTCAACACCGCCTAATACGTTAGCAATATAATCTGTATTTTGAGGATTAATTGATAATGATTTAGTTATACCTGATAAAGCAGAACCTGATATTACTGTTGTAAATGATGTCCCGATACTACCACTAATAATAAATGATCCTCTTAAATCTAAATTTGAATCGCTATCATTTTTAGTAGGATGCAATCCTGCTATAATTTGATATGTAATAGTTGATCCTGTTGATGCAACTGCAATCGCGGCTAACTTATTTGTTGATGTAGTAAAGTTCCAACCACCATTACCTAAAATACGAACTACCATAGCAGATCCTGCATTTTTTAAATAATTTTTGATTGCATAAGGGATGTAAGTTTGAGTTGAATCTTCACCTCCAAACATTACTTGATAATCTTGATAGTTTAGTACCTGCATTGGTACTAACGCTGGCCCTTTTAATGTAGGACCTACAAAGGCTGCTCCAATTTGGGCAATACCTGCTGGAAGAAATGATAAATCATTCTCGTTGGTAAAGACGCCTGGGCTAATAATTCTTTCTGTTGTCATTATTTGTTAAAGTTATAAATTTCGTGATTTGTGTAGAAAGATTCTTCCTACGAATATAATTATATTATCTTAAGATCAAACCTCCGAAATAAATTCTCCAGATTCTAAATTTACAGTACCAATACCATATTTCTTGGTAAATGCTTGCTGAATTTTAGATTCTAGTTCTTTTAGCTCTAAAAATACTCCTTGTAATTTAGAAAGTTCTTCTTCAATACCTTGTAATGCTAATGTTAAAGAAATCTTCTCTAAATTCACTTGCCCTAGTTGAGCTGTCAATTCCAAATACTTTGATTGGATTGATTTTAATTCTTCTAACTCTTCGTTAGATAATTTTGTTACGTTTGCCATAGTTTATTATTCTGTTGTTATTAAATTTTGTAAAATGAAAGGATATACTGATTCTGTTTCTATCCTACTTAAAACTGATAATGGTATTGGTTTATATTGAATCTCTAAATCATCGTTTATTAGTTCTGAATATTCTTTTTGAAATTCGATATATATTGGATTAGGAGTGCCGTTAATTATATTATTATCATCATCAAATTCTTCTGTACCTGGTAAATATAATGAAATTATTATTTTTCCTGTTTCTTTATCTTCTACGCCGTATTTTTTAATTAATTCATCTCGTAAAGATTCTAATGAGGATTTTACTTTATTGACTTCCTTATTTAATTCAAGTAACCAATATTTAGTAGTTAAAGAAAGGGATTCGTTTATGAACCCCTTTATTAATGTAACTTGTTCTCCTAATTCATTAGTACTTGAAATGCCATTAATTTCAGCGTCAAGCTCAAATATTTGGCCTAGCTTAATTTTTAATGTTTCCATAACTAATATTATTCGGCTTCTACTTTAGTAAACTCTCCAGTTTCTAAATTAATGTTACCAACACCATACTTCTCTTGCAATGCTTTTCCAAATTCCATTTCTTGTTCTTTGAATGTAGCTAATGTTTTCTTTAAACCTTCTTTTTGTGAGGTTAAGTTTTCTTGAGCAATTTCGATCTGACCAAATGCAGTCGTTAATTGAGTGTAATTTTCTTGGATTGCTTTTATTTGATCCAATTCTTCGATTGTTAGATTTATTGTTTCCATAGTAGTAATATAATGGATTTATTTTATATTTCCAAATTTAATTTACTTATTCTACTATATCTACATATTCTATTATAGGTAATGAATTAAGTATTTCTCTAATACTTAAAAAACTATCATCATATAATACTGCTTCATTAACTACATTATTATCAAATGCATCTTTAATAAATTGAAGGTATGCTCCATTTGCATAAAATCCTTCTAATTGTTGTTTTTGTTCGTCTGTTGCTTTTAAAACATTCATAATTGTTATACTCCTAATTGTGTGAATAAACTTGTTAATATTGAATATACGGTAGAACCACTTTGATATAATCTAAAACTACCATGAGCTGATGTCATGTGATAAGTTCCTGTTTCATAACTACCTTGTGGTGTTCCATTATTATTACTTGTTAATTCAAATTGTGAAGCTGCTCCTAAGCTTGGTGCTGTAATATTTCCGCCACTGCCTGAAATAATAGCTCCTACTGTGGGAATATAGATAGTTTGTCTAACAGAATTAGTGGCACCGCTACCTGACATTGCAAACATATGCATAACAGATCCGGTGTATGCTTGACCACTAACCACACTACCATTTGTTGATGTATTGATTGATGATAAAAAGGTACCACCACCAGTCGCGTTTCTTGATGTGTTATTAACAGCACCTGTATGACCTCCCATTGCGACTCTAGTAGTAACCATATTTGGTGATTTAGCTATATAAAATCCTGTAGCACCTCTTGTTAAATATTTAACAGCTTGTGTTGATGGAGTATAATTTAAATTTAAATAACTAGTACCACTTGATCTATATCCTTGTATATTATCCCATGTCGGAGAGGATACAGGAGTTACGAGATATGTACTAGAATTAACTAAACTAGTTCTTGCTGCAATTTGATTACCAGTACCAACAAATATATTTATCCTATCAAATTCATCAAGTAAACTTGCAGTTATCATAGGTTTGAAGAAATAATCATCAAATGTTTGTAATGTAGGATCAGGCATAGAACCTCCATTTGCTACAATGGCAGTTTGCCAAGCTAATGCTTGAGTTGTAAAATTATATAATGGGGTTGTTGCTAAAAAACTAAAAGGTGAAAATATCATATTATATTAAAGTTTTAACATATGCTAAGTATAAAGAAGAGGTATTTAATGAAACCATAGTTACTATATCTTTTCCAGTTGTTGTAGTCGGTATATATGGAGAACCAGATATTTGTAATACAGTTGATGGAAAAGATACAGTAGCAGATCCTGTAGTTGATACTAATATATTTGCTGTTTGACCAGGTGTAATATTACTAGGATTAATAAAAGTATTAGATCCAGATACTAATTGTAATGTAAAGAAATTACCGCTATTTAAATCTAATGATGCTGTATTTGATGCTATCGTTAATGCTATTGCATTTCCGGCTACAGACCCTGTAATAGTTACAGATCCAGTTATATTTAATGATCCAGATATTATTATATTTTGTCTTAATGGATTTACAAAGGATGCAGTTGAAGCAAGTGAAGCAGTCCCTAATAAAGATCCTGTTATACCTCCTGTCACAATTAATGATCCAGTAACTATTGTGTTTCCATTAACATCTAAAACTCCATTTAATGATGAAGCCTTATTAATACCTACTGTATTAAGGGTGATATATCCATCTTGTGATTGTGATACTGAACTGCTAGCATATAGTGTAGTAAAATTATTAGTAGGGGCAAATACTGAACCAGATGGAATAGGAAGTGCTGAGTTTTTGATTTCTAATGAACCACTTATTACCGCACTTCCACTAAATGGAAATGATATTGTTCCGCCTCCCCCACCGCTACTATTTAAAGCATATGAAGCAGTTGCTGCATAAGACGCACTTGATATAGATCCTGTTATAGGTCCTGTTACAATTAAACTACCTGTTATTGTTGAATCTTTAAGGGAGATTAGTCCATTTCTTGCTATAAATTCGTTTGCCATTTATTTTAAATTTTTGGTATATACTAAATATAAAGATGATGTATCAAATGAAATCATACTTATTAAATCTAGCCCGGATGTTGGAGTTGGTATATATGATGATCTAGATATTTGTAATACTGTTGATGGAAATGATACAGTAGCAGATCCTGTAGTTGATATTAATAAGGTTGTTGTTTGGCCAGATGTAATATTACTAGGATTAATAAAAGTATTAGTATTTGGCACAAGCTGTAAGGTAAAGAAATTACCACTATTTAAATTTAACGATGCGGTGTTTGAGGCTATAGATAAAGCTCTTGTATTTTCTATAACGGATCCGGTAGTGATTGTAGAACCAGTAATAGCAAAAGAACCAGTTATAAATACATTTTGATTTAATGTATTTAAATAAGATGATGTTGATGCAAAAGATGCTGTTCCTAATAATGATCCTGTTATACCTGCTGTTACATTTAATGAACCTGTAACTATTGTATTTCCGTTAATATCTAAAACACTATTTAAAGGAGTTGATTTGTTGATGCCTACATTATTATTAGTATTATATACAGGTACTGGATTATTCGGTAAAGTTAATAATGATGATGTTGCAAACCATCCATAAAAAGAACTAGGAAAATCACCATTATAATTAAGAATTATATAGTGAGGTCCAGGTCCAGCGTTAATAGTGTTGATATTTCTAACCCATGATCCACCAGTATTAAGATAAACATCATATCCAGTAATAGTAGCTGGTGATTGAACTGATGCTGGAGATATAACAAGAGTGTAACTTTGCAAAGAATAATTAAGATCAAGATTGAAAGCAGGACTAGTTGCCGCATTATATTGATTTGAATATGCTATAACATAAAAATTAGGCATTCCAAAATCATAATTACCATCACCGCTCTCATAGTAAATACTAAGATTACCATTAGTTATACTAAAGCTCGTTGATTGTGATACTGAACTGCTAGCATATAGTGTAGTAAAATTATTAGTGGGAGCAAATATTGAACCAGATGGTAATGTAAGTGCTTGATTTTTGATTTCTAATGAGCCACTTATTACAGCACTACCTGTATAAGTAAATATTGAATTTCCACCGCCTCCTCCATTCATTGCATAAGACGCGGTAAGAGCATATGATGCACTTGATATAGATCCTGTTATAGGTCCCGTTACAGTTAAACTACCAGTAATAGTAGTATTATTTTGAGCTATAAGACCGTTTCTTGCAATGAATTCGTTTGCCATAATTTATTAGTTTCGCTTTCCACTAATGGTTATATTAATAAATATCGGTTATTGTTAAATTACACGATATTTTCTTCCTGTAGGATCATTGTCTTGGAGCTCTGCTGCTTTATCTAATGCTTCTTGCTCGTTATCATATTCGTAAATAGGATCTGTTGGTTCTAATTGTGATACCCAGATTTGATCATTACCAGGTATAAATTCCATTTGAATTAAGTATTTCATGTTATAATAAATTTGCTAATGTTTTTATTGTCCAAGCAGCACTTGGTAATACTGTCGTTAAATTTAAATTTGGCCCACTTAATGAAGCTGTAAATACTATAGTAGCAGTACTGCCAATATCTAATGTACTGATATCTGTATATTGAATTGAACCTCCATTCCACACAATCATTACTTGTCCTGAACGTGCATTTGAACCAGATGCTATAGTGTAGTTATAAAATGTTGATGTATAAGATCCTGTTTCTATACTAGATAAAGTTCTAACTCCTATTGATGCAGTTTTTGTATCGTTTATTAATAAAGAATTATTAACTAATGCTGTTCCTGTTACGGTTAATGAGCCTGTAATTATTGTATTTCCATTAACATCTAATGTAGCATTTGATGTAGTTTTTCCAATACCAACATTACCTCCTACAATATAATGATTACCACTACCTGTTACTCTTAAAGAACCTGTAAATGATTGTATATCAGTTAAATTATTACCGAATTGATTACTACCACTAGAATATATTATGGATGAAGTAATAGTTTGAACTACTAATTTTTGTGCGGTTATTGTTCCTGCTACAGTAAAATTATCAGCATATGATGCAGTTGATGCTAATGATGAACTTATTGAATTTAAAACATAAGACGCGCTTGCTGCTTGATTAGCATATGATGATGTTGTAGTTAATAAATCTTGATTAGGATTATAACGTAATCCTCCATCTACTTGAATATATCCA